GGACACCTCTGCATTGTCGGACACCTCTGCATTGCCGGACACCCTTGCATTGTCGAACACCCATGCATTGTCGGACACCTCTGCATTGTCGAACACCCATGCATCGCCGAACACCCTTGCATTGCCGGACACCCTTGCATTGTCGAACACCCATGCATTGCCGAACACCCATGCATTGCCGAACACCCTTGCATTGCCGAACACCCTTGCATTGCCGAACACCCTTGCATTGCCGAACACCTCTGCATTGTCGAACACCCATGCATCGCCGGACTGGTTTACATTTTCTTCTTTTTCTACCCATCCGCCAGTTTCTCCAGTTTTTACAACTCCAAATGAAACGAGCGCCTTGATTCGGAAAAGTTTCTTTCCGAAAATGTTAATTTTGGTTTCTGATGTTAATTCAAATTTCTTCATGTTTTCCTCCTTAATTACTGTGAAGTTACAGCTTCTTTCTTATCTGATTCTTGCTCCAGATTATTCTCGGAAAAACTTTCCGTCTTACCAAGAATGTATCCTTTGTCAAACTCTGACATATTAGGAATCGCATCTTTCAGCTTTTCAATGATTCTTTTTTCTTTTTCTGACATGCGCTCACTCCTTTCTTGTGGTATACTCTCCTGTGAAAGGAGAGATGTTATGGAAATTTCTGGTTCACAAATCAAATTGTTAAAACGTCTTTATAAAGCTGATATACCGTTGTCTGATTTTTCCAATTCGGAAAAAGGAGAAATAGAATATCTTGGGAAACGCGGGTTCATTAAATACAGTAAAGAAGATACCGATTCAAGAATCACACCAACCATTGTCTGCATTCAGTCAGCTGGAAAAGCTTTTTATGATTCTTATGTAAGAGACCGCAGACGGTGGTATATCCCTGTTGCTCTGTCCATTGTTGCCATCGTAATTAGCTTATTTGCGCTGTACAAATCTGGACAGGTAATCAATGTTTACATTGACGAAAACAAAATGAATACGGTCACAGCTGAGAACCCTCCAGCAAATGCAGATAACAAATAAGGGAAATTCGGATATCTGTAAATGATTGGTAATCCGTCACCATACTTGCGCAACGCTCTGTGTGCTTGTCTAGCCATTTTCCCATGTGAATAATGAGGGTCACTGTTTATGGAATCCAGAATTTCCCATTTTGTCATGTTGTCATATTTTGACGGTGTTCTGTGGAACATTTGTTGTCACCTCCTTGCTTTGTGAGTTTATAATATCACGATGTGAGTTATATGTCAACACTAAATATTGACTTTGTGAGTTTTTTATGATATATTATCATTGGAGGTGAGGAAAATTGAAAGACAGAATCAAACAAGTGCGCAAATCCCAGAAGCTCACTCAGACAGCATTTGGAGACATAATTGGAGTAAAGGGAAATACCATTACTAATTATGAAACTGGTTTAAGAAATCCAACAGATGCTGTTATCAAATCTATATGCAGAGAGTTTGGAGTGAGTGAAGAATGGCTCAGAACAGGAAAAGGAAGTATGTTCGTTCCAGAGAACAAAAACGATGAAATTTCTAAGCTGTTTGGAAATGTTCTAAAGTCTAGTGATGATGATTTTAAATACCGTCTCATCAATGCTCTGGCAAAGCTGGATGATTCCGGATGGGATAACTTAGAAAAACTCTTAGACACAATTTACGAAAAGAAATAAGAAAATAGCCAAGGGCAATGCGCAAACCCTTGGCTTTTCTTTTTAACCGATTAATGTTTTTATGAAAATGTATATTGACCTCAGCCAACATCTGTTTTCTATCTTTTGTATCATTTCAATAATTTCTTTCTTGTAATCCATATTATACCTCCTACCGTCCAAAAACATTTGTTCTCTTTTACATTATCTTTGGTACGATAAAACGGCATCGGCAGACAAATCCCTCCTTGCTAACTGCCAGTGATAAACCAGAATGTGCGTAATTGCAAAGAAAATATTCGCACTATCGAATATAAAATGCGTTTTACGTGGAATTATACGGTATAGCAGCACAAAAATAATCTGTATCTGGTTAGGAACGCTCCTTCTGACTGTAGAATGTCTGCTAGATTGCCGGACAAGGCTGACCGTAGAATTTTTACATGAGAGATTGCGTGTCCGACTCGGAACATGAACTATGTAACTGATTATCAATATTATTCCGACAAAAATTATAACTTTTTTGGCTAATTTCAAAATACCGCCTCTTTTTTTAGACAAAAACAACTTTACATGATGTATATAATAGCACATTTTTACACTGTTTTAAATAAATCCGACAAATTTCGAAACAAAAATTTTAACAAAAATATTCTAAAACTTTACAATATGTGCTAGAATCAACTCAAAAGTATAAGGAGGAACTGTAGTATGAGTACAGAGAAAACTAAGAAATGCAAGTATTGCAAAACAGAGATTCCGGCGGACGCTAAAGTATGCCCGCAGTGCCGAAAGAAATTAAAAGGTGGAAAGCTCAAATGGGTTGTGCTGATAATCCTTGTCGGAGCGATCATCGGAGCTGTAGCGGGTGAAAGTGATTCGGAATCAGGTAAAAGTGCAACAACGGCTACTTCTTCAGAAAAGAAAGAAGCTGCACCGATCGAGTATACCACTGTTTCCGTTAATGATATGATGGCAGATCTTGATAACAATGCCATGGGAGCATCTGATAAATACAAAGATAAATATCTTGAGATTACTGGAAAACTTACAAACATTGACGCTTCTGGAAAGTATATTAACTTGATGGCTGATGGAGACTTTGAGATTATCGGAGTTCAATGCTACATAAAAAATGATGAACAAAAAACAAAAGTAGCTTCCATGACCAAAGGAGAGACAGTTACTTTAAAAGGGAAATGTACAGATGTTGGAGAAGTCTTTGGATATTCTCTTGATATTGATGAAATAGAATAAATAATAAAAAAGCCGGCTCCTGCGACCAACAGGAACCGGTTTAATAAATAAGATAATCTCGGAGAAAATCTTACCTACACTATGATTATATCATCTCCTGGATTATCGCACAAGTTAAAAAAAGGAGAATGATAAAATGAATGAATCAGTATGCATCTATCTAAGGAAATCCAGAGCTGATCGGGAAGCTGAAGCGCATGGAGAGGGTGAAACCCTCGCCAGACATGAACGGATCCTGTTAGATCTCGCAAAGAAAAAAGAGTACATCGTGGGCGCTATTTACCGCGAAGTGGTATCGGGAGAAACTATCGCCGACCGTCCTGTTATGCAGCAGCTTCTCCACGAAGTAGAATCCGGTATGTGGGATGGAGTTCTGGTTGTGGAAGTAGAACGTCTCGCCAGAGGTGATACTATAGACCAAGGCGTTGTGTCCAGGGCTTTCCAATATTCCGATACGAAGATTATTACCCCAACAAAAATATATGACCCAAACAACGAATTTGATGAAGAGTATTTTGAGTTTGGGCTATTCATGAGCCGCCGAGAATACAAAACCATCAAGCGCCGTCTGAATGCCGGAAGGATCTCATCAATAAAAGAAGGGAAATACTGTGGTAACAAACCACCTTACGGATACGAAAGAGTTAAGCTCGAAAAAGAAAAAGGCTATACTCTCCGACCTGTTCCGGCTCAGGCTGAGATTGTAAAAATGATCTACACCTGGTATGCCGGTGATGGCTGCGAACAAATTGGAGTCGCGAAGATTGCACGGAAATTAAATGAAATGGGAATAGAATCTGCACTGGGCGGCGACTGGACTCCTGCCAGTATACAGGGAATTCTGACAAATCCGGTATACATCGGGAAAATCCGATGGAATGGGAGAAAAACAGTGAAGACTATACAGAATGGTCAAGTAATTAAGACACGCCCACGATCAAAAGATACTCTTATTTGTGATGGATTGCATCCGGCTATTATATCGGAGGACCTGTTTAACTCCGTACAGGAAATACGAAAAAAGAACCCACCTCGACCAGTTAGTATAGCAAACTCGATTCGTAATCCACTTGCCGGAATTGTCTATTGCAGCAAATGTGGTCGCGCCATGGTTCGCCGCCCTTATCAAAAGCGCAGGCAGGAAGATACCCTCATGTGTCCTTATACATCTTGCCCCACAGTAAGTAGCAAGTTGTCTCTGGTTGAAAAAGCTGTGATTGATGGAATTAAAGAGATCGTGGAGGAATATAAGTTAAACAATGATATTAATGCATCTTCAAAGGATATTGATTGCGTAATAACCTCTAAACAAAATCTCATACATGAAAAAGAAAACGAGCTGGAAAGCTTAAACGCCCAAAAAGCAAAACAATATGACCTACTCGAACAGGGTATCTATACCACTGAGGTTTTCCTTGAACGTGCCAAAACAATATCCGCATCTATCCAGTCATGCTCCGATACTATAGAAAAATTAAAAGAAGAAATCAAACATGACGAGAACATTATAAAACAACAGTCGGATTTTATCCCGCGCTGTGAAGAGCTACTTGATAACTATTGGAGCCTTGACACAGAATCCAAGAATAAAATGCTTAAAAGTTTGATTGAAAAGGTTGCCTACTCAAAAGATACTAAAAACGCTTATGGGAAAGGCAACGAGATTGGTTTCCAGCTAGATATTTTCCCAAAAATCCAGAAGAATAATTAATGATATCTTCTATGAACTGACGAACTGGCTCATTGATGTTGTCGGTAATTAAAAAAAGAAATTCCCGGGGAAATTAACCCCGGGATATTTTTACTGCTTCTTAATATATTTTGCAGATACAAAGCCATAATACTTTCCTGCAATACGGATATAATACCACTTACTACCGTTTTTATCTTTCTGGGTAAAATTCATTACTTCCACTTCATTTCCCTGGTTGAGAGTTGGATATTTTTTAATGTTTGGGTACTCAGTTCCAGCCCATGTACGAACATTCAGAACAGTTGCAGTAACATTTCCTTTAAATAGAACCTGGCTCTTGTTTTGCTTGTCTGTGATAGTGGAAGATTCGGAATTTGCCTTTTCTGTCAGATATCCAGTCCAGATCCAGCCAATACCGATACCGGAAACTTTTACATGCGTCCACTTTCCACTTGTTTTTCCATCAATTTCAACAACGGTTCCTTTATTGATTGAACCCATAACATATCCATTCGGTGCCTCGCGGACATACAAATCATTTACTGTTGCTACTCTGGTTCCTGTCTTTTTCCATGTGGCTGTCTCTTCGTAAGACCCCCAGTCAATCCAAACATATCCATCAATGGAAGAATCACTGATTAAATAGGACTTATTTCGGACTGCACCGCCATTTGCTACTACTCCAGCTGCACTAGAAGTATTTCCTTCATTTGTATAGATTCTCGAGCTATCAAAACTCTGCACACTTCCAACATGGGAGCCATTTCGGAAGATTACAAGCGCACCTACCTTTGGAGTATTGTACCAAGTACCTTTTTTCTTAGACCAGTTAGTGATTGATACACAATTGTAAAAACCACCGCCCATAATTTTGAGCGCATTTGTGATTCCAAGAACTTTTGCCAGCTTCCAGAACTGATACTCTGCACACCACGGCTGCCCCTGGCATCCTGGCTGTCCCCAGCTATTTACATCTCTTGCGAATTTGGTGTAATTGTTGTATCCTGCATTCTTTTTAAAATCATCCAGATAGGCATTACTTTTCTTTTCAAGGTACCCGCCGTTGGATGCGTAATAATAACCAAGGCTTAAAAATTCCTGTAATTTGCTCATTATATCATTCCTTTCATGTTGATAAGTACATGATACAGCGAGCAATTGTGAATTTCAGCCCCACATTTTTATATAATATAGCTGTACCCTTTGTGGTGCTTGGAGCTGAGTTTTTTGATTGGTAGTCGGGAACTCAGCTCCCTTTTTGTTGTTCCGATTTTGATATGCTGATTATAGCATATTCATTTTATGTTTGGTAGTGTTTTGTTATTTTTTTCTTGTTTCTCCAATAAACTCTATAGGGAATGGTTGGTACAATTCACACCTTAAGCACAAATTGTGGATATTTATACTTTCGAAAAAGTGCAGATGCTGTAAGTGTATTTGGTACTCTTAAGGTCATCAATCAAAATAATATTGACGATCCTATTATTGGTGAAATTCCAGGCTTTCTTAATCCTAACTATGATTATGCAGTCTTGAACGTCATTTCAAATTATATTCCATATATTCCTGTTGGAACATTATGGATATATAGAGATGGAAAAATAAAACTATATCATAATGCCGAAAATACGGATATTTTTGTATTTGGAAGCTATATTATTGACAGGAGCTAAAATACATTAACTTATTGCTATTTATAATGTTTTCCAAGAATTCCATCCAGATGTATCAGTCTTTGTATTTCTGTAAAATATTCTTTCCGTGTTGCCAGGAAATATAATTTGAAAACATCTGTAATCTGTTTTTGCGAGAACCATCATAAAACAATTCGTGATATTTTCTCCTGGTTTGTTATCACTCTCCGATTGATTTTTAGGCCCATTAATATAATATAAGCCAGTTTTCGTAAATGAGTTATAATCAAAGGTAATATCATCAATTGTAGTTACATTTCCTATTAACGACTCACTATTTAGTGCATTGATTGCCCCGATGATTGTCTTGTTATTTGTCTCCAATTTCGAGATAACAGCCGTTGACATTTTATCCACGACATAATCCCAAAACTTGCTCATCAGTCCGCGCTTGTTCTTTTCGTCAGTGGAATCCAACAGCATAACTTCATCATTATCCAATAAAGTTGTATCTTTTTGTGTGTAATTTTTCCAAGTATTATTAGCCATAGTCTTATACCTCCATTGAAATATGTTGTTTGATAAGTTGCTTTAATTCATTCAATTCCGCTTTCACGGAATCAAGATCGGATTGCAGATTTTTAACTTTTTCATGTTCATTTTTTAGCATTGCGAACATACATGGAATCATAATACGATAGTTCCAGTTTTCAGCATGTCCTTTTTCGTTATGATCGACAGCGATTGGAAATCTTCGGTCAATATCCTCCGCGATAAACATTGGCATTTCTTTACCGCACCGTTCGTCTTGCTCCATAAGATATCCGTCTTTGTATTTTGCCCAGATTACCTTGACTCTATATAGGTCTTCTAGTTCGTCTTCTTTTACGGTTTTCCCGAGTACTTTATAATGCATAGAGGATGACGCAATTGTTCCGACATCTCCATTATTATTTTTCCCCAAGTTACTACCGGTTATAAGCTTAGGCATTTCTGGCACATTGAGAGTCAGAGAACTGCTTCCGGTTGTCTCAACTTTCATCCTAGATACTGTTTTTAAAAGAAGACCAGCTTGTTTACTCTCCAAAACAGTCCAATATCCATCAGAGTATTGCGCGGATAAATCAAGAAGTCCATGAACAAGGGAGGAATCGTAACCAGCCGTAGCTACGGATTCGTTTATCTGGAACCACTCTTTTCCCTTGAAGTTTTTAAAGCCAACCGAGTTATCTATTTGAGCTATTATATTTCCATTCGCGTCGTACACCTCAAAGGTGCCATATCCATTATTTGGACCGCCAAGCTTTAACGTTCCGCCCTTCGCATAAGTGAACGAAATATATAACTGGTTGCCCTCTTTATAAATTCCTTTCATGGAACCATTATTTGTAAGAAGATTAAATATCTCTTCGTGGGTAAGTGCGTCCACATCTATCACTACAGGGACAGATTGCATATCCAGCTGATTTGTAGTTCCATCTGCTGCATACAGGATAAATCTAACAGACACAATGCTTCTATCCAGTGAGCTAACAGTATAACTTTTACTCGGCTCATTTACAGTTGAAACCAATACGTTTGTAAATGTAGAGCCATCCGTGGAAGTCTGCACATACCATCTACCAGAATATGCCGTTCTTGTAGCACTGTCACCATCTCGATAATAAGCTTTTGCCGTAATTGTACTTGGTACAACCTTGTCATTCTGACCTCGTTTTAGGATATTAGATGAAAGCTCGATAAAATATGTCCTGCCAGGTACACCTTGTTCTCCTTTATCGCCCTGTTCACCTTTTATCTTCGTCCATCTATATTTTGTCGGGTCAATGGAATCATCCGGCGTGTCGTAATCAGTATATTGGCCAATATACTGCTTTCCGGCACTGACAACTACATCAAAGCCAGTTTTTCCGTCAGCACTATTCGCATAAGCTATGTGGAAATATGGCGTCTTTCCGTCCGCACCTGCTTTTCCAGGGATACCTTGTGCGCCATTCGCGCCTTTTACAAGTGTCCACGCGTAATCATCTGGATTAGTACTATCTTGCTCGGTAAAATCCGCATACATACCGATATACTCACGATTACTGTCCGACACAGAGAAATCTGTTTTTCCATCAGCACTGTTTGCATAGGCTAAGTGTGTTCGCTGGGATAATCCATTAGAACCTTGGTATCTGCTCCAAGTGTAATCTGATGGGTTATTACTTCCCACTTCTGCTCCAGATTTTAAAAATCCAATATAGGGAATTTCTTCAAGCGAAATGCAAATAGCGTTCCCATCTGTATCACAAATAACATTCCCATCGGAATCAAGCCAAAGTACATATTGAGGATTATCCGTCATGTCCTCGCCATTCGGCATAGAAGAGTATCGTATTGATGGGGATACGCCTGGAATACCCTGATCTCCTTTCGGTCCCTGGAGGCCGTCAACGCCATCTTTGCCTTTTTTCCCAGCGTAAATTTTAGCCAGCGAAAATCTCTTAACTACTGATAGAACACTGATATATGTTGCTTTGATGTCTACCCATCCATCGTCAGCGGATAATGCTGTTACCGTGTATGTCTTGGTCGCATTATTCCAGGATCCTGTTACGCTATCCGATTTGATAATTGTAAATTTACAATCAGATGTAATATCCTGTGTTCCGTACATCACGACTGCCTGCGTGTTTACGTTACTCGGAAACGTTCCGTAATTTCCGTCAGAATCAACAGAAATACCCTGGTATTCGTTACTCAACTGCAATGTCATATTCTTTGCAAGAGCTGCCGCTTCCTGCGCGGATTTAGCTGCCGCTAAAGCATCCTCGGAATCCTGTAATGCTTTTGTTACGTCTGTGTCTTTTAATCTTTCCCAGTAATACCCTTTTCCATCATTGCGGAATCTGTAAGCATGGCTGTCTCCATCATAATACAGATCACCTACATGCTTACTCATTTCTGTATCAGTTAGCCACTCGTTTGCCGGGTAATTGCTAAGTGTAGGTGCAGGAGTCCCGGTCCAGGTATTGATATTTCCGTCAATCTGACCTTGCATACTGTTTAACAGTCCGTCCAAAGGTGACGCACCGATTCGCACGGATGCGCCGTCAATTACAATCTGGTTATTATCAATATCGGCTGAAAAGATAATTTTTCCGTTTGTGTCACGCACGATCAGCGCGCCGGCATTGATGTAGCTTGCATTGATTCCCTCGGCGTATAGCAGTCTTGTAATCATTTCTCCTGTAACAGTAAATCCATAAGGATAGGTTTTTCCACCATCTGTAGAAATTCCAATGGCTTCCGCCGTGAGTTTCCATACAATATCTGATTCTTCCAGAGTCGGCTTATTGTGCATATAATAGATTACACTACCGTCGTCCTGTGGATCTTCTGTCATATAAAGCCCGCCAGACTCCTTAAGCGTATTTGCTAGCCTTTCAACGGCTTTTTCGCGCTCTGTGCGTTCATCCTTAACAAGTTGTCTAGCTTCTACTAGTGCTTTTGTAGCTTCCGACATATATGTGCTGCTATTTCGGATTGGATCATCTGCCTGCGTTTTTACAGTGGTAATGCCATTTAACGGAGATGATACATCAGTGATTGGTGTAAGATATCCATTGCCGTTTCGATCAAAACTGCGTGCCATATCACCAAATTCTAACAGAGGATTATAAAGCAAATCCCCTTGCAGATTTCGGAATTTAGCTCCGACCAAATTACCTCCAATCCATGCCGCCACAGTTCCGAGGTCACTGTCAGACAGAAGATTGTTTTCTAACTCCAACACATATCCAGCAGTTCCAAACAGGGATTCCGATTCTTTGTTTTTTACTCTGATACCAGTAATTACAATATCATCACTGGAAAGAGTTGGGCTATTCACGTAATCCTCTAATTTAAGTGGAACCAAGGAGCCGTTTTCGACAGCTCCAAAATTCCACTTAATAAATTGCAAATACCCTCTATTGTCAATCCTGGCGTTTGCTGTCTCCAACATTGCCGCCCAACCGATCAATTGGCGGAATGTCATATTATCTGGGAGCGCTGTGACAATTACATTTCCATGTGCCATAGAGGAAAACCCCATAGGGATATTCAAACTCTCGCAAGCGTCTCTTACCAGCGCCATAATCGGCTGTGGAAGCGTCAGAGCACTATAATATTTAGCATTGGTTTTATACATGTCATCCATCGCCGTAAAGCTCAATATTTCACCGTATTGCTCTGGCGTGGTAATTGTATAGACGCCCTTGTCAATCGTCTCGTATCGGTCTTCTGAGGCGGCTCTGGAAAGGACTATGCTGTTTCCATCAGTATCGAGAATTGGCTCATAAAAATCATCCATCCAGATTGATTCACTAGCTGATTCTGCAACAGAAGTCTGAAGCTTCAAATATGCATGCACTTTAGCTTGATAGAAATTATAATCTTTCCACTGATCCTCTGTGTTATCGAGTTCAAGTCTCATCGTTTTGCAGACTGTAGCGCCGACCGGGAAGCTACTACTCTCCGCACAATCGGAAAAGTCATTGTTGCCGATCATAATCTCGTTTTCAAGTGTCTTTGTTGTTCCGTCAGCAAAGGTGATCTCCACGATTTCAATTACTTGCTCGCCATCCTGCAATTTTTCTTTAAAAGTATTTGATACATTAATCAAGTGGATTCACCCCCTGCATATTAAATGATATTTCGGAATAGTATTCCCCAACTTGTTTTATGTTGTAATTCATTTTTCCCACGTAAAACTTTTCTGAACGCCATTCATTTTTGTGTGCTAACCAGTGATGTAAAATGAACGGCTTTCCTTTAATAATTGCATTTACCAGATTAGTTGATTTCTCATCAACCGGCACATTGGTGGCTTTATAGCTATATTGCATAACTGTAAAAAGCGGAGTTATTAGCGCAACTCCTTTTTGAGTTCGATTACTTCCCTCCGAATAGGTGGTCTCAAAGTTACACTGCATATCCTCATCTGGTTGAGGGATGAGAAGCCCATTTATTTTATATCTGTCAGTTATTGATTTACTTATTGAAAATGCCACATTCTCACCCCCTATGCCAATTCAAACGGATTTGTACCGCTTGCATCACGTCTTAACTTTGCTTCGTCAATCATCTCATCAAATATGGTTCGTCTGTTGAGCTGTGCGGTAAATCTATAGCTTCCGCCAGACTGCTGTCCTCCAGTTTCTTCCCTTACAATCTGCCTTAACAATTCTTCTGGTGCTTCCAGGTTGCGACCATTCTTCTGATCTCCAAGCACTGCAAGGAACTCTGATCTTGGCGGGATAACGGCACCTTTTGCAAGATATGGAATTGTAGGAACTCTTGGGAAATTAGCTGTAAATCCAATTGTCCTCGAACCAAAAGGAGTTGGAACCTTCCACGGTCCAAATGTAAATGCTGATTCAATGCCGCCAATTGCACTGTTTACAGTTCCAATAGCGCTGTTTGCAATTCCGATCACCTTGTTTAATATATCTTTGATGGTATCACGTATACCCTCAAACGCCCTTCTGACCGTATCTCTGGCACTTGTAAATTTATCCACGATTGCATCATGAATAGCACTTACTTTTCCGTCAACAAACGTTTTTATTTTTCCCCATATAGATGACGTTTTTTCTGACACGGAATCCCAAATTCTTGTAATTTTAGACTTTATTCCGTCAAATACTGTCGAAACTGTAGTTTTTATTGCTTCCCATGTATTAGACAGCCATGTTTTTATAACATTCCATACTGTAACAGTAACTGTTTTTATTGCGTTCCAAGAAAGAGAAATGATACTTTTTATTATTGTTAATGCGGTTTTTACTATTCCATTAATAGCTTCCCAGGCTCCAGATATAATATCTTTTATAAGGTTCCATGTACCTCTTGCAGTTTCTTTGATTCCGTTCCATGCTAGTTCCCAATCGCCTGTAAAAACTCCTTTCAGAAAATCAATAACTCCGCTCAGGACATCTAATACATCTCCAATAATTTTAATAACGGATTTTATTGCCTCTATAACAGTGTCGCCAATTACATTTGCAACGTCTGCTATTACTGGAATTGCATTTGATACAATCCAGCTAATTATTGGAACTAAAATATTTTCCCAAAGCTCTTTTAAGATATCTATTAATTTGCCGAGAAAAGTTTGGACTTTTACAAACATTTCTCCCAATTCCCCATCCATAAGCTCTTTTATCTTAGAAGCTAAACCTTGCAGAACTGGAAGAATATATGTGTTATATCCATCTATTAAAGTTCCAAAAATGGTTGAAAGTCCATTAGCTATTGAATCAAAAAAAGGTTTTAAATGCTCATCGTATAATGCGGTCACTAAATCGGAAAGATTTTGAATAACTGTCGATAATCCATCGGTTATTGTTTCGATAACCCCAAGTGTTCCTTCGACTGCGCTTTTTAATATATCCTTATTATCAATGAACGGCTGTGCGATCATATTCAGCATATCTCTTCCAAGTCTTGCACATAATCCCATAGCAGTCATTGAGATATTTGAGAATATCCCTATGATATTGGCTGTTATCTGCTGCGCAATTTCTCCACCAAATGCAGAAAATACCTCTGCTAGAGCGGATGAAAAATTTCCTTCAATTTGAGCAACCTCAGATCCAATATCAAACATATCAATTAAATATGTTTTTATTCTACTGGTGTTTTGCTTTAGAAATTTTTCTATTCCTCCAATAAGATTTTGAGCAATTGTTATTCCAATCCTCGAAAAAGATCCAGATACTCTTCCAATGGAATAGGCAAATGTATCTAAAAAATCACTTGCCGCTCCAATTACTTCTGGATCAGTAAATATATTCTGCAAGGATTTCCCGATAGAGTTAATATTTTCCTTAATATCATCAAAAATCGGTTTGTAATCGCCTAGTCCATCCCAGAATCCTTTTGATAGCAATTTGGCTAATTTTTTAAACTTCTTTATTATGGAATCAAGCGGCTTGGACATTTTTTTAATAGTCGTTTCGCCTTCTGCAAGTTTTCCGTAATCCACATTGCTTACTGCACCAGATAATCCTCCAGACGCTCCACCACTCCCGCCAGATGAAGATGGTATGGAAGAGCTACTATCTGTAGAGGTAGCTTTGTGTATTTCGTCCAATGAAGAAAGATAATTTTTTGTTTCTTTATTTGCCTTTTTCGTTGCCTTAGCATTATCGTTTGTGGCATCTGCCAGTTTCTCTGCATTATCGGCTGCCTGTCCATACTGATCTGCCGTATCTGCAACTGTATCTGTTCCGGCAAGCCCTGCGCCGCTTCCACCTGTCTGACCTGATGATTTCTTGCCAGTAATAAGCTCCGTGAATGACTTAAATGCGTTTGCCAGAGTCGCCAGTTTGCCGAGAAGAATATTGATTACTTTCAGAACAGGTGTAAAAATATTAATCAGCCCTTGTCCGACTGTTGCCTTGAGGGACTGCAACTGCAACTGCATCACTCGCACCTGGTTCGCCCAGCTGTCAGAAGTACGAATGAAGTCTCCAGATGCGGCTGATAACTGTTTCTGCACAAAAGCCAATCGGAGAGCAACTTTCTCCTGTTCGGTCATGGCAGATGTGGTTTTGCCATAGCCGTTTGCAAGTGCGTATTGGTCAAGTGCCGACTGGGTCATTACCACGCCGAGGTCCTTGAGCGTTTCTGTTTCGCCCGTAAACACTGATTTTAGCTTGATATAAGCCAAGTCTTGACTGATATTGTAAAATGATGCTACGTCACCAGTAAGCTGTGTCAGAGCCGTTGACATATCATAAGCCTGTGCCTCTGAGAATCCGAATGACTTAGACATTGCTCCGAACGTACCAACATACCTTTTTGCCATTGTCTCTGACAGTCCGGCTGAGACCATTGAATTCTTTGCAAATTCATTGACCTTATCCGACATGGTGGTAAATGTAACATCGACCACATTCTGAACTTCTGCGAGGTCGGAACCAAGGGCAACGCACTCTTTTCCAAACTGTACTAACTTACCAACTGCAAAAGCCCCACCAATCAGTAGACCGATTTTTTTTACAGCACTACCAAGGCTGTTAAATGACTGTTTAATCCTTGATACTCCATTATCAATTCCAGATGTATCAAACTTGGTATCAATAATAATTGAGCCATCAGCAGCCATGTGTCCACCTCCTAACTATTTGAGGTTCAACATCTCATTCAGCTTATCTTTATAAGCTTGCTCCTCATCGCTGAGACGTGTTTTTATATCAATAATGTTCTTGTTCTCTTGATAGAATTTCTTTTCCCATTTATCGAGCTTTTCGCCCTTCGCCTTTTTAGAACGGATCCCAACCACTGTATTAAAAAGGCATTCACCGGATTCCATAAAGTATCCAAAGAACGTCCACCAGTGCATGTATGGAACGGCTCTGATTTCTTTACCAGCAACCTTGTTTACAGCCGGAACGATCATATCTCCGTCCTGTTCCCAGTCCATTAATCGGGGTTTTGGGTGGTTCGGATTGTCGTCAGATTGTCCGCAGTCGATGAACTCTGATGCTTTCTGACAAGCTTCATCCAGACATTCAGTCGGTATACTTTGCCAGTCCTCAAACAGAATCTGCAACATAACAACTGCTTTCGCCTGCTCGTCCAGTTCTGGGTCATTCATGGCGACCAGAATATCAATAATTGCTCGAAAATCCGTTCTGATAGAAAAATCCACCCCACTTATGTTTAGTGAGGTGGGAAGCTCATAGGCGGTCATTTTGTATACTTCTCCGTATACTTATTGACTGCTGCCTGCATTTTCTTCTTTCTCTTTTCAATTTCCGGTGCGATTGCTTCTGCGATCTTATCCAGAACGATGTAAGCGAAAACCTGGCCATTTCCGAAAACAGTAGTCGCTGTGATCGGCTCTTTGAACAGGTCTTTTGATGCTTCGTAGCCAAGAAGATAGTTGATTTTGTCTTCGATCTGTTTATTCAGTTCAGCCATTTCTTTACCAGAAGTGACTTTCTGAATAGAATCTTTGAATTGTTCAAAATATTCTGTCAGTTCCTCTGCGCGTGCTGCTACATTGATATCCGTCGGATTTAATTTGAAAGAAGAAAAAACTTCGTCTTCGTTGTTAGTGAATGTGAAAATGAGAATTCCATCATCAATTTTTGTATTAATTACTTTTGCCATTTGGCGTACCCTCCTTGCATATGTGCTTATTCGCTGTCAGCTGTGAATGTACCGGAACTGATATCAAATTTTCCTTTTACACGTTCGCCAACGTAGTTCACAGTAAACGGAATCTGATAGCCGGATGTATCGCCGCCATAGGAAGTCGGTACAACGTAGCAGTCCTGCTGGTATGCTTCATACTTGCCTGCCGTGGCTTCTGTCCAGAGATGAACTTCAACTGCTTTTGTTTTGAGGTTGTCGTCTTTGAGACGTCCATCTACAATCTTCTGCAATGCTGTAAACAGATCAGAAGTAGTGTCTGCATAGAACGGATCAGCGTCAGAAGAAACTTCATAGCCGTTGTGTTTAAATGTGGATTCTCCAAGAATGTTTTTAGATGTTTCAGTATCTGGATTGAGTTCTACGTTATACTCTTCCAGGTCCTTTCCAAGACGCTCATATTTCGGTGTCAGTCCTCCACAGAGGGAGCCTGCGTCGATATAATGAGCCATATATTTACGGTCAATCTTGCCTGTAACTGCCATAGAAATGTCCTTTCTGCCTATAACTTTAAAAGGCTGTGTAGGTTAGCGACTATCTCCAATTGATAGCCGGTTGTTACTTGTTATATTGCTTCGTAAGTATTTTCGTAGCGCACCGACAATGGTAACAACCAGTCCTGTACGCCGCTCTCCTGCGGTTCTAAACCATAGGAGTTGTCACGTGTGATACGTTTTATCACTCGCCCCTGTGAAAGCTCTGGAAACACATTTAAACGCGTCTCAGAGCCATTTATAATAACTGGTTCCCGGCATATCCATTTACCGAGATTGTCAAGGAACTTCTGAACAGATAGTTTCTGCCTTTCTTTGTCAGATGCTGTACGATATACCACGTAAAATGGGTACTGACATACCTGATGCATCGTTCCGCAAACATCTTCTTTTTCTGAATAGATCAGCGCCCCGTTGTCTGCCGAGAACGCAATTCCGGACTCCTTGCCAAGTTCCTCAAACTTGATTGTTTCATTTTCATATAGTCCCGGATACTGGTTCAGAAGTGCTTTCATGGCATCTGTCAGAATCTCGTATCCGGTTGCATCTTTTCCGATAGGTTTATCCGCCATGTCTGCCACCTCCTGCCTGTGCTTTTACTTTGCGAATCCATGTGCTACCGTATTGTCGTTTAGCGGCATCGAACCACTTTGCTTGTGCCTGTGGGTGAATTTGTTTGGTGTATTCAAGATTTTCCTTTGCGGCTGTCTGACCAGAAAACTGACTAACAAGAACTTTCTTTGCTCCACGTCTTGCGTAGGGACTTCCAGTTGCTTCATCAACCATTCCTTTCCCCTCGTACAGAAAACGCCCATAAGGAGCCGCCGCCGCGCATACTTTCCCAGTTCCTTGCAAAGATGTACTCTCAACTCTTGTCCGATTGATAAAATTTCCGGTAATCATTGGCATAAATGGAACCATGCTGTCCATAACCATTCCGTCAAGGAGATACTGGGCTTCTTGATACTGTCTGGAAAACCTGTCCATATTCAGCTTGATTTTCATATCTCCATCGACTATGGAGAATCCTTTGAAATGATGAATCTTACTCATATTACTTACCCAGAATCTCAAAATGCGGAATCAGCGTATACGGACCGCCTACACTGGTAATCTTGAATACGTTATCCTTATTCTCGTTCATGTACTGATAGAATCCGCTCCGATAATCACCATCAGATACCGTTCCGCCAGTCCACTCACCCTCCCAGAAGAACGATTCGTCTGAGAATGTGATAGTATCTTCCAAAGCGTTGTTAATCTGCTGTTTCCACTCTTTAGGAGGCACATATGGGAGAATCTTACCGTCTTTATCAGTAATGGTTGCATCGCCGTTCTGGACAGTGTATCGAACGTGTAACTGTGCGTTGTCAGTTACATCTGGTCCGTACTTTTTGAGTATCGCTCCCTTATCCGTAATGAGGTCAACGCCGGATAAAACATGAGGATACCAGTACGCATCTCCTGTCGTGGCTGATTCGTAATAATTAAAAATCGTCACCGTTTTTTCGTACATGATACCCTCTCCTTAATTATTCTTTCTGCACTGTCTGCTTAATAACCTGATTCACACCAGTTGCCGACAATCCGTTAAACATACCAACTGCAACTGCCGTGATATAGTCCGATGCCGGGAAATCTGGGATAACTCCCATTCCGACCGCTCCAAGAATTCCACCAATAACCGCCATGATCACTGGAATCCATTCATCAGAGATTCTTTTTGATGCTTTACAGCCCATTCCTACGATGTAGCAGATCATAACGATTGCAATACATGAGCCAAGTGTTGAAATGTCCATTATTTATCACCTCCCAAATCAATTTTTCCAGACATTAAATCTGGTAAAAGTGCGTCTCTTAATTCTATCAAATATCTGTTTTCTTCATTGTTCAGATACATTATGTGTTGTTTCCACATCTGTAAAATTGAAAGCAATATAGTTGATATGTTGTTCTTGCTTCCATTTTCAAATTTCAGTTCTCCTGCTTTCTTCGTCATGGAAATAAAGTTTTCTTTTTCGATTTTTTTTCCGGTAAAAGTAAGCATTTGATTCATGGAATCCGCTGTTTCTTCCGACTGCTTGAACATCTGGAATATGTCATACAATCCGATTGATTTTGCAAGTGTTTCATTCATTGTCAGTTTGAGACCATTTTTCTCATTGATAACTCTGTTTAAGTCGTCAATGATTTCTCCATAATCTCTGTGCGCGAAATCCTCTTCTTTAAATTCAAGGTATCGTGTTGGGAGAAGAGTATATCTGTTTTCTACTACAGTTTGAAAAGGCACGCTTTTTGAAAATTCGGCAATGCTTTTCTGATTAATAATAGAATCAATGGCGTTTTCCATCTGTTCATCAGAAAAAACATTAACAGCTTTTTTGTACGTTCTATTTTCGTGACTTGCCCCGCCAAACTGTCCATTTTGTTCTCTTTGCTCTACATCGCAAGTTTTACGCATATCTAAAAATGCAATATGTGTTGTCTCTTTTTTCTTGTTCAGTGTCAAAAGGCAAGTTGCAATCGAAGTAGCTTCAAACATTTTATCTGGACACAAAATAACTGATTCTATCAGATTCTTCTCAATAAGATACTTTCTTATTTCTATTTCATTTTTTAGTTCTGAAGTTAATATCCCACACGGAAGAATCATTGAAACTTTTTCCTTACAGTTATCTAATGCGGTCAAAATAAAAGCATAATTTGCATTGCTTTCTGGCGGCAACTCACAGTCATTAAAGCGAGGTTGCAACTGCGCAAACGGCGGTATCTTCCACTTCATATTATATGGTGGATTTGAAATACAACTATCTGTCTTTTCTGGCTTAAAATTTTCTATCTTTTTTACAGAAGAATATTTATCACCTTTCTTTACAAGATAAGTTGCAAAGACTTCATCCTGCAATGCATCACCATTTACAACAACTGCATCAATATTTCTTGCTGCCAAATTGAAAAGCAGAATCGGAATAACCGTTTTATCGTACTCATAGCATACGAATTTCAATTCATTATTCAGATTCCATTTTTGAATAGTCAATGCACCACTTCCGGCACATAAATCATATACAGTGTGTTCATTTTCTGTCCGTACCAGTTTTCCGACAAATTTTGCCAGTGAAACAGGCGTGTAATCCTGCATCTTTACTTTTCTATCAGCAAGGTAATACTGAAAGATCTTCTGTAGCCAATCAATAGACAAGTCCTCTACCATATTACAGAATTTGTCGAAATATTCCGTTTTTCCATTCAGTACAATTTCCATCAAAGAATCTGAAATCTGTTCTGGATTTTCAATATTCAACAGTTCTATTACTTTACTGGTGAGTTCTTTTAATTCCATAATTACACTCCTGCATACAATACTGGTATCCCATCATCCGTCCTTACTCCCATCAGAAGCGGTAAAGCCATCTTGTAAAGTAAGTCATTTGTTTTCTGTACATCCCCGGCGGCGGCATACACAGCGCTCCATTCTTTTGCACTTGCTCCAATCTGCTGAGGTGTGGCGTAGGAAATGGATTCACTGCCGGAGGATACAGATGTTACAATGCCTGTCGTGCTACCACCAGACCCGATTGCAGTTGACGTACCGCTCACAGCGGCATTGGTAGCATTCTTCTCAGCAAGCTCAATCTGATACATTAATTCAGCCAATGAACAGACCGCCTTTTTGATGCGTTTCTGTGAGCGTTCATTTTCCGGCAGCCCGTCCACCAACCTGTCAAACGTCATTGTGTCCACAAAATCACTGGCTCTTTCCGCCAGACGTGAAAAGTCAGTTTCTGGCACGACATTACCGAATGATTCTGTATAGAATTTATAATCTGCATAAGCCATGCCAGTCACCTCCTGCGTTTATGATTTTGCTGTTACGCTTGTACTTCCGGCATTCAGTGCTTTGTATGTTCCATCACACTCAACCACTGTAATCTTCTGTCCGGTTGCTGCCTTAATGTCAGCTTTTCCGTCCCAAGAAGTCCAGTTTCTGAGATTCTGTCCATAAGTCACAGCCGTTTCAGATGCACCAACTTTGTATTTATATACGTTATTGGAGTTTTCCTTAGCCGGATTTACAGTGATTTTTGTATCACCAGTTGCTGTTCCTTCCGCAGATGTTACTGTCAGAGTGCCGAGCGTTGGTGTTTCGTCAATGGTAATTACTGCAATTGCATCAATGTACTCTGCAAAAAGAGTAAGTCCCATAACCGCAAACGCTTCGGATACTGCTGTGTGGTAGTTGCCCTGTGTATGGAATCCGATCAGGTTTGTTTCGCCAGATACGGTATACACAAGACCTGCTCTCGCAAAGTCAGACTCGTTCGGGTCTACATAGTAAAGTACGATGTTCTCAACAGGGGTAGCAATAACCTGTCCACGTGGGATCTCACTGTCAGATAACAGGAAGATGGTATTGAATCCCATGAAATCCTTCATGTATTGGAATCCGAACTGATTCTGAATAGAAATCTCAGCTGCTCCGAGGTATTCATATACGTCCAGAATGTTCACAAATCCAACAACGCCAGTCACATTTCTGTGCATCTGTTTGAATTTGTTCTCTACACGGCCTTTAGCCATTGCCAGAGCCATCTGGAATGTTGTTTCTGTGGAAGTAAGTGTACCGGTTTTCAGATAGTCATAAAATCTGCTGGTAACGTCAGTCTGAAGCTGGAAAAGGAATTCATCATCGGTCATCTGAACAGCGTTCTCATAACCGTGATCCTTGATTGCTTCGATAGATACAGCCTTTGCGTACTTTTCGATAGTCATTTCCGCATAGGTCTTTTCTTTTACAGTAAACTTGCTGTAAGGGATTTCCTCACCCTCACCGACAAGTCCGCTCTGTAAAGTACCCTCTGCGTATTTGGACTTGAGTACAGCACCCGGCTGTTTTTTGATAGGTCTCATGATACCCAGGATGTCACGTAAATGCTGCCAGTTTCTTTCGAATCTGGTGACGAAGTCAATCTCACGCGCCCTTACCTGAATATCATTTGTCATAATAAGATTAGCTTTTGCTGCCATATAAAAAATCCTTTCTACCCATAATTATTAAGGTATTGGGTTAGCGGCTATACTCTAGCGTATAGTCGGTGTAAAAATCACTGGAATAACTGGATGTTCTGAGCAATTGCAGCCTGTCTCTCGGACGGGTCTTTGATTGCTTCGATATCTTTCTTTGTCATACTTCCCGGTGTCTGCTGCTGTCCAACGTGAGTGGTAAATCTTGCCTGGTTCTGCTGAGCCTGCTGCTGAGATTCATCCACAAAAGCAGACGCGTCAGACTGCTTCATCTGTTCGATCAAGTCGTTCAGTCCAAGGATTTTACCGCCTTTCAGCTTCAATCCGGCTTCTTTGATGTCTGCCATAACAGACTTCTTTGCAGCCTCACTGGAAAATTTAACATCATCAAGTGCTGTTTTAAGTGCGTCTGAAAAATCGCGGTCATAGATCTTCGCATTGAATTCCTTTTCTGCATCCTCGGCTTTCTTCTTCCATTCAGCAAGCTCTGTCTGAATGTTCGCCGGGTCGATACCGTCAAAACCTTTTAAGGTTTCTTCTGCTGTCTCAGCACGTTCTTTCCAGTCATCACGTTCGCTCTCAACTTTCGACAGAGTTTTTGCAACTTCCTTAGCATTCTTATAATGCTCAGAGAGTGCCTTTTTCACATCTGCCTGTTTATCCTCCGAGATCTCAATTCCAAATGATTTTAATGTGTCAATAAGTTTCTGCATATACATCCTCCTGGTCGTGTTTATTGACCTGCCGCCGCAGGTAAATGGATTAAGCCAGTTAGACCACTGGCAAGGTAATGGGAAAGATAGGAATTGAACCTATAATGTTTACCACGAGGGAACGGTTTTACAGACCGCCGCAACACTGCCAATAGTTGCCACTTTCCCAGAAGACACCTTTTCGGGACTATTTGGATTAAATTCCAGTCCACAGGATAAGGATAAACCTATAATCGGAATGGCAGGAATCGAACCTGCGGCACATAGCTTATAAGGCTACTGCTCTACCACTGAGCTACATTCCATTAACCCGGATTCCCGGGTTAGCAAGGTATTTATCGTGTTATGCCTGCCACTATCCGACTTTCACGGAGATGTTGTTTCATTTACAAAGAGGTGTTACCAGTCAGTCAAACCGGCTAATGAATATGCCGGAAATTGCATCCGCTTTTCAACCTCCAGATTCCGCTCGAATCTGTTTCTCTTAAGGACATATTCACAAAGAAAGGAGGACATGAAACGAAAAAGAAAGCAAAAACTTCTAATCAGCAAGCCCTACAAGGTTCACCATGCCTTGCAAGATTATAGTATCACATTTTTTTTAAAAAGTTGTCCCCACATTTGCAAGAGTCAAAGCATACTTCTCAGTTTTTCAACGTATCTTTTAACAAGATCACGCTCTTCCCGGCACTCTGCATCCTTGGACATATCGCTCATTTCTGTAGTAAGTTCGTCAAGATGTTCTTCCAGTGCAGCAAGCATTTTTCTTTTGCAGTCTTCAGACTTCCCGGAGCGATAGCTCTGCTTCTGTGTCATGTAGTCATCGTAAGTGTCTCGCCCATCAGAGCGGCTGTAATGCTCTCTGACATAATGTTCACCACGTCTGGCATAAGAATTGCCCCGGTCGTAATCTGGCATCATTCTGCCGTCACTTGAGCTGTATCTCCCCATGCTGTCATGTTTTCTTCCACGCTCGCTGTAATCGTCATTGTATCCGCTACGCATCTCATCAAGGACAGTGTTGTAATACTCCACTTTCTTGTCCCAGTACTGTGTGTTCTTTATATCTTTGTACATATCAATCAGCTTGTATGTCATTTCCAGATTTCCAGTAGTCAACCCACTGTCAGCGATTTTGGACAGTTCGTCTTCAATTCTTGCACATAAGTCTTTAATGTCTCTCATAATCACACCTCCTATGCTTCTCTGGTCACGACAATATTTGCGTTCGCAACAGAAATTGCCTGATCGCTTGTATTCTCTACTGCGATATTAACGCAACATCCGCGAGGTACATCAATATAGATGCCAGAGGACACATTGTTATACTGGTCTACTGCTGCCGGTGTGGAAATCATCTGAGAAGAAAGAACTGGTTCGCCAGAGATTGCAATGGCCAGAGAAATAGCCTCGACAGTACCGCCTGTTGGAATTGCAATATTGCCGGAGAAGTCTACGAAAAATCTAGCTTTGCACTGGTTAGTTAATCCTCTCAGGGTAATGATTCCGCTTCCCTCTCTGTGTTGAATACAGTTAGAGCCCTTAACTGCTGTGTTTGAAAATACTACATTTCCTTTTGCTGCTACAGTCTGAGCAGCCACATTTGTAAATTCTGCCATAAAAATACTCCTTTCATATAACAAAAAGGACAGGTCTCAGCCTGCCCCTCTGTGTAAAACGGCATAAGCCGACATCCGAATCAATCGAAAGATACTCTCGATATGAAGTTATCAGCAATTACATCCGGTGTTGCATCCGCATCCAGAATATGGATATGGCGCTGGGACTACGTAGGATGGCACAGGCATAGGATTTATCCTACGAATCAGTTCCGCTGTCTGTGCTTCCTGATTTGCCGCAATGTAAGCATTCTGCGCAGACTGAGAAGCAGCAAGCTCAAGTTTCTGAACTTTATCTCTTAAATCTGCGTTTTCTTTTGCACACAGGTAATCAAGAACCGCTCTGGTTCCAGCATTCTGATTGTCAATGATATCTCTTGTGTTGCTGTTCATGGTGTTCTGCAATGCACAGGTGTTCTGCGCCATGTTGTAGTTCACGCCCTGGATAGCTTCCCTGGTTTCACAACAGCAGTTTGCAAGCTGCGCCTGCAATGCGTTTGTATTCTGCATATTGGCTACAGTATCGGCATTGATTGCCTGCTGGATTCCAAAGCCGGTCTGCATGATGTTTGTGTTGATTCCATTGAATCCGGTAAGCATACCGTTATTCATGGCATAAAAGCCATCACACAGGCCGCTATTGATTCCGTCAAGTTTGCTGATTACTGCGGAGTTATCAAATCCTCTCTGAATGTCTGCTTGAGTAGCTGCTGTGGCTGCATATCCGCCGCCATTGCCGTTATTGCCCCATCCGTTGTTTCCCCATCCGCAGAATACGAACAAGAAAAGCACGATAAGCCACCATGCACCATCTCCACCAAACATGCCGTCATTATTTCTGCCATTTCCAGTAGCAGCGGCAATGTCTGCTAAGCTATAATTTCCATCCATAGTTATAATCTCCTTTATTGTGTATTTACATCAATCTGGCCAGATTGTAATGTACTATTTCATTCCTTTCAGCAGATTCTGAAACTGCCCTGCCATCTGCTGAACTTGGTTAAGCTGCTGTTGAGAAATCTTTCCAGACTGCAACATTTTCTGGACTTCTTCTTTTGGGTTTCCTTTGTAATTCTGTTTAAACTGCATAAACTGCTGCATCATCTGCATTGGCCCATTTCCCTGTGGCATTCCACCACCAAGCGCGTTAAATAATGGATTACTCATCTGCATTTCCTCCCTTGGTCGCTGATTCCTGCACGGTATTAACTCTAACAGATTCAGAAAATGAATTTAATCGACTTGCTATAGCGTCGAATTTGGCTTTTAAATCGTCGTATTCCTGCCTGGTGACATATTTACTGTCCATGTTTTGAACAGGCTGTTTAGGCGGCATCTGAGAGCCTACCTCGTGATATTCAAACGTCCGTAATGGTTGTGGCATACCGGAAACGTCTGTTGATTTTATAAAGAATTTTTCTGATTCTGAATCCATCAGTAAAACACTTGTCCCGGGTGCTACCAGATAGGATTTTGCGCCTACTTCGCCGGATACCCACAGGATACCGCTATTATTCTGCTGTGGTTGCTGTACTGGTTGAGCTGGAATCTGGACAGGCTGTTGCTGGAACTGGTTCATCTGCCCAGGAACGCCAAAACTATATTGATAAGGATTGTTATATAATGCCATCTTATACACCGCCTTTCTGATTATATTTTTACATAAAAAAAGAACCGGAAACAGGTCGTTTCTGGCTCTAATTAGTATCCAAAAAGTATCAGCACACTTTGATTATTTTATTGTTTACTCGGCGGCTTAATCGTTTCGCCGTAGATATGCTCACGTTCATCTGTTCAGCGCAGTATTCAAGCGTGTATTCTTTACATCTCAACCGAAACAATCTTTCTTCGTCCGGCGTGAAATTACACTCTACTAAGAATCTGTCTATATCTTTCTTTGTGAACACATATAATTTCATGAGCATACCTCTTATTAATGCAATTAACGCTGATTCTGTGCAAGATAATTTGTAAGCTTCTGTTTTGTTTTTTTTAATTCCTCTACATTGTCGCCGCTAATCTGGCTGTCCAACATGGTTGACAAGACTTCCAAAATAAGGGAATCTCTCTCAGCTATTCTTTTTAACGTTTCAAAATCTCTTTTATCGTGGTCTTCCAGAATTTCCACTCTCTTATTAAGCCGAAATGCCGGAGCAATCCATTTAAAAATAACAGCTGCTGCCCCTCCAATAATTGATACCCCTCCACAAATTGAAAGAAAAAAATGAATAAATTCCTGTATGCTCATTTAGCTACTCCTTTTTCCCAGTAATATACCGGGATTTCATTACCGCTATCCCATGTATCGAAATATTTGCCGTCTTGTGCCGTCACAACATGGCCATCTATGCAGAGAATGTACGTGCCGGTCGGATGATCTGCACAAAAGTCGTTGACTGTATAGATATATCGTTCTGATTGTTCAATCAGTTTGCGTCTGTATCCACGCTTATAGAGGTACGCTCCCCAGACATAATTTGCACTTGGCATATCTGACAGAGTGCACGCCTGTATCATTAATCCGGTGAATACCGCTTCCCAGTCGAACCCGGTTGCTTTGCATATTGCCCGGACAACGCAATCTCCTGTTCTCTTATCCTTAACAGGATTCGGATTGAAATATTCCCATCTATCCATCAGTCAATCCCCTTTGCTGTCTTATATCGTCTTGCCGCTCCTCTGGCTTTAGCGGCGTTCTGGCGGTTCCACTTAGCGATCATAAGTCGGTCTTGTAGTTCCCTCAGGCCATTCCGTTTGCAATAATCTTTATATGCAGCATTTTGTTTCTGTAAAAGATAAGACTTCCGGTCAAGGTCTTGCTGTAATGCGAATTTTGCCTTTTCATTCGGTGCATTGTCGACTCCTGCCTGCAGCCCAAGAACCTCTCTCTTCGTTTTGCGGATTCTCCGCTCATAAGTACGCTGTCGCTGTTCCTTTTCGTACTGTTTGCCTTTGTCGGCTTTGTCCTGTGCTGATAATTCTGCGTAGGGATTCGGCATTCCTTCCGCCCAAACTGAAAAATGATGTCTGCAATTTACTCCGCATATTCCATCAGCTTCACCATAATGACAATTTTCAATAAAATCTGGATATTGACTTGCTTTTTGCTCCAGCATTCTACGGTATTCTGATGTGTCTCGCTCTCGAAAAAACTCCGGCTTGATTTCTTTTAATTTTTCCCAGTCTATGGAAAATACCTGCCCTTGCCATACTTCATGACTTGGGCGACTTCCTATGTGCGCCGATGTCAATACTAAACCGTATCCCATTTCTTTCATTCTTGTCAACTGAATATCAGCACACGCCTGAGCCACTCCAGTTCTGACAGAACGTGCGACTGCTGTTTCGATCGTGTCTTTTCTGCCAGATGGATATGTGACGGTGACACCATCACTCACAACGTTGTTAACTGCCTCTTTAATGGCTTGCGTATACCCAACTGCACCAGTCATCACATGATTATATGCAAGGTCGCATTGCTCGATATATAACCTCTGAGCGGCACTTGCGGTTGTTCTCGTGAAGTTCTTCCACTCGCCCATGGTCGCAAGCATATTTCGTTCCATGAGTCTTATCATTGTTGGTGACTGTTCAAGCGGCACAGGACTTAATCCTGCCGCCTTATATACCTTATCATCATACTCCATTGCAGTGATTCCGGCATCTTCAAACGCTTCAAGAAGCTCCTGTTGCTCACGTTTGGTGTATCTGGATAGTTCTGCCAGAATGTCTTCTAACAGTTCACCGGATTCCTGTAACGTTCTGATTCTCCACGCATCAGCATTGGTCAGAATATAGTCCTCGCCCCTGCCGATTCTTGCCATCATCCGTGATACGATCTCAGAGATGATATACTGGTGCAATTCTTCAGCAATTTGTTCACTGCCCTCTGTAATTTGTCGTAAATATTCAGGACTAAGTATAATATATCACCTCTTTCGATAAATGTTGTGGTACATGTTTTAAAAATATGCTATAATCAACCTATTAAGGAGGTGTCGCAAAATGTTTTTAAAATTGAAAATTTTCTGTACTTGTAATTGCAACTATTACGTAAATGAACAAATTAACACGGAAAAGGTAATTTGTCCAAATTGCGGCAAGGAGCATCCGTCTTCATCACAAATCATATCTATGCTTCGCATGGCTAAGTGTATTAATGATGGCAATGTTCCTGGTGCAAATATAGTGAGGACATTTGCTGTATCCAAGCGAGAAGATTCTGGCTGTTAATAATGTTATTGCAAAGTGGAGAGGAGTTTTAATCCTCTCCGCTTTTTTTACTTAATTCACTAAAACTCTCTTGTAATTGGCTTTGGAATTTCGCCTGTCAGATATGCGAGGTATTTTTCTTCCCTTGTTACCGGCTTGTCTGCCATCTTTTTACTCCTCTCCGAATAGTGTTGGTTCCTTTGGCTCGGCTTCTTTGACCATTGCTTTCGCTTCTTCCTCAGTCATTCCTTCAAACTTTACAAAATACAACCATGCTGGAACCTTGCCAGTAGTTACATACTGCCACCACCTTGCACGGTCGTTTTCTCTAACATAGAGGATGTCTCCGAAATCATAATTGACTTCATAAGCTCCGACAGGTGCAAGTCCGTACAGGTCAGCGTAAACGTTCAGCGCGTAAATTACTTCGTCCAGACAGGATTCCAGTTTGTCCCTCACGTCTTTGATAAACTGGACTGTCCTCTGCTGTTCTGCTTCTACTCCAGTAGCCGTCTGAATTCCGCTAGATTCGTTAAAAACAAAGTATCCGTTAGAGAACCCAATCTTGTACCCTAACTGGCTTAAAAGAGCATTTATGCCGCTTATACGGGTATCAGTGTTTAGAATCGGGTTGATTTCTTGGTAAAACTCTTTCTCATCCTGTCCGAATACATTTTTCACATAATCCGGCAAGCTCATTTCTTTGCATCTGTGCTCCATGGCCTGCGGTGTCATGGCGGATACTGGTGATCCGCTCGGCATCAGCAGTCGGTCATCTACCAGAGCGGTTCTCTTAGAATCAAGGATTTCTTTTGCATTACGGCTGTATGCAATGTCCAGATCTTTCAACTCTTCAATTGCTTCTGCAAATATCGGTAAGCCAAATGGTGTACTGATATCTACATTGTTCGCCTGTGGAGTCCGCAGAACTCCGTACAGAGGTCCGTCCAGCTTCTCGCCATTTGCTTTGAGAATCGGCGGCGTATCTGCCATGAGGTCAGCCCATTTGGTCTGTTTAAGGTCGATTTTATCGCCGATTGACTGAGGGGATTTCGACACATAAGCTCTGTTAGAAACGTAGTACGGATAGGTTGTCACGCCATCTATTGTAGTCTCGACAAAACGATGATATTCAAGCCGTGTGTAGTATTTCCGTCCAACGGTATAATAGTCCTTGAATATAATCCCCTTTATTTCCTGATTGTCATAATCTACAATCATCACATCTGCCGGAGTGAATACGTCAAGGCTCTCGCCGTTTGGCTTGATAAATACCGTTCCATAAGCACATCCATATTCTACCCAGTGCCGTATCTGGAAATATACCTTGTCAATCTGTTCCTGAAGCCATGCCGCCCTTGCAGAACCGTCAATCTGAATTCCGATCGCCAATGTTGCGAGTCTGGCAGTCTCGGAACACACGGATTTAGCAAAATTAATCGTCTTGATATTATTCTTATCATCTAGCCATTCCGGCGCACCCCTGTAGATGTTCGCGCACCGGTTAATCAGCGATTCCATTTCTGGGAATTCTGCTGCCTGGATATTAAAATCCTCTTCGGCTTGTTTTTTGAAAATCATATTAAACCACCTTTTTAGTGTTGTTATAAGTCCCATTATGCACTCACGCCCCAGTATTTTATCTCACCCTGCCTACGTGCTTCTGCTGCTTCTTCAAGCGTGTCATGCCTGCCTAGATCAACTTTTTTATTATCTACATAGATTGTTGCTCTATATTTCCCTCTGTCCATGGAAACACCAGTAACACCAGTTGAATTTATTTTTTCCATTCTTTTGTTTCTTGCCTGCTGAGTCCATGTTGCCCATCTGCAATTTTCTGGCGAATAGTCCGAATTTGTGTCTATTCTATCAATACTCAAATTATCAGCATATCCATTTTTTAATGCCCATAGAACAAACGCTTCTGAACTTTTATTCCATTCTTTGCAAACCTTTATTCCTCTTCCGCCATAGTCTTCATAATCTTTGTCATTGGGGTTATTGCATCTCTGACGAATTCCCTGCCAGATTTTATATATTCGTCTATATTTTAGACTGTACCCTCTTTTAAGCATTATTCCCTCTTCTCCTCCACAATGATTCTGTTGCGTATCTACAGGCATCGATTAAATGGTTATTCTCATCAGGATATCCGCTTATAACGTTTCCGTCTTTATCTCTTTCGTATTCGTATTCCGAAAACTCTTTATAAGCATTAGGCGTTCTCTTAGGGTCAATAACAATAGTTCTTGTTTGAAGCCATTTCATAGAATATTCCACACTCCCAGGTCCTTTTATTGCGCCCCTTGCCGGGAGCCCAAAATCTCTATAATCATTGATTGATTTAGGTTCAGAAGAATCACAAGTAATAGTATAATCATCATATTTTCTTTTTAGAATCTCGTCCGCTGATTTCCTATTGCTCCATTTATTTTCGTAAATTTCATCAATGAGATATATCTTTTCAGTGTTATGATTGTAATACAAGCGAATAAAAGCATACGGATCAGGGAAAAATCCCCAGTCACACCCCTGAAATATTTTGTCCATGTGACTGATTTCTTCATCTGTAATATCTCTAATCTCCAGATATTCAAATACGTTTCCGCCGTCACCATTCGGAACACCCAGGTATTCATGCTCATATGCTTCTGGATTGACTTCCTTTAAGTGCTCTGCATCATTAAGGAATTTCTGACCTAGCCACTCCTCCGGGGCTTCCAGATAACTTGAATGATGAATAACTCTTTTCGGGTTAGGCGTGAGCTTGATCCTGTTTACCCAGTTTGATTTTGATTTTGGTGGATTGTATGATGAAAAATCATAGGATTCATCGCCACCACGAAGCACTGACTGATTAACAGAACGCTCCTGGGCATCTCCCTTCATTTGATCTTTTTCTTCTTTCCAGAGAATTCCGATATATCCGAATTCTGGCTTAATGGATTTCAGTTTAGTTTCATCATCCAGACCACGGAAGTATATTGTCTGCCCGGTTTTAATGTATTTGATCTCAAGTGGCGACACCTTGCATTCAAATTCTTCCATCAGTCCCAGTTCATTGATAGCCCATTTCATCTGAGCATACACAGAATCTTTCAGCGTCGCACCCACCTGGCGAGTAATGCAAGCGTGCATCTGAGGATTATTTTTGATAAGTTCAGTAATCTTAAAAGCTACGTACGAAGATTTCAAACCGCCTCGACCGCCCTCGAATACATATTCAATGTTAGGCTTAATCTGTCGGTTAATATCCACGAATGCCTTGCCGAGTACTCTGGCAGGAAGTTCATATTTGCTTTCGTCTGATTTTGATACGGCTACCAACTGTTCCCATTTGTCCACTGCCTGCATATTTCCTTTGATAGCTTTATCATATACGGCAGCTACAATACAGGCATTGTTATTTGCGTCCTCGTCAGATATACCCATCTTCGTGAGTTTCTTCTTTGCAGCAGTCGGGGCAGGGTTCTCAGCTATCATTTTGGCTAATTCAGAAAGGGTTTTCTTTTGGCGGCGAGACTGACCAGAAGCAATGCCACCTTTTTGACCGTTCTTCACTGCTTCCTCACTGCTTCGACCAGGTTTAAAAGGTTTTAAATTTTCCTCGTTTGCCATTCTATCAACATCCAATCATACCCTTTCTGAAAATAAAAATTCTGCCACGTATAGCTATAGATATATACTATATTACCATACATGGCAGAAAAATTTGTCCCCACATTTTAATATTAATTGTAGTATTATATTTCTCTTAGTTTTCTTAAAGTATCATAAAACATAGCCATTGCCTTGCGCTTGTATGCATAGAAATCATCTCGCTTTGCCGGTATGTATTTTGTCTTCATGATACGGTCATAGGATTTGTTTGTTACAATAGATTCATACACCAGAAGTTCAATCCCTGGAGGGCAAGAGCTTATGCAGCAGTGCAAAATATCATGTCTCTGCTCTGGTGTAGCTTTTTGACATATATCCTTTAAACGGTTAATATCTTCTGGATATACGCCAAAATCAACAAGTGACTTTTGCCTGGTTCGCATATCATCACTCCTTTTTATTTCTATTTACGCTTGACACCAAAATGTGTAATCAAGTAAATAGTGCCAAATGTAAATGCTATTCCAAATGTAAATGCTATTAAACTATCAATCATTCTTTTTTATTTCCTCTCTTACCATCTTCAACTTAAACTCTGAAACATTTGGATACGAGATCTCAAACTCTTCTTTTCCATCCATTTGATTCATGAACCATTCAAATACAGAGGCGATTGCCATATCGGTTACGTCTTTTTTTTCACCTACCCATAAACCTTTTTCTTCGTTTACATTTCCATAGTAGATGGTATTTGTAATAGGGCTAACACCCATTGCTTTGATAGTTTTACTTGCCATTCTGTATCTCCTTCAACTGTTTTACTGCTTTTCTATAATCCCTGTTCGCAGACCGGAACATCATCAAGAGTATTTCAGATACAGGCCTTGTCCGATTTCTTCGCTTTGCTTTTTTGATGCATGCAAGCTCATTTCCATCTGGCACATATATTCCTACGTAATGCGGAATTTCAAGGGATATCGCAGCATATACATCTGTCGGCATAACCAGATAGTTATAATCGCCAACAAAATTCAGCCCATGACCAGAGTGAAAATCTTCAGCTGATGATTTAACCTCATAACAATAGCAGTCACCTTTTTCTATCCCGGACACGCTATTATTCACCGGCACGAACCGCATATAATCCACCCTTACCGCATGATCTGTCGAATAATCGAATGTCACTTCCTTAGCCCAATAAATACGTGGATCATTGTGAGGATTGATTTTCTTTTCGATCATTGCTGATAGTTTTGCTGTAATCTCAGGTCTTGTCATTTTGAATCTCCTCCAATTCCACTTATACGATATTTTTCTCATCCAATGCTGCTTTTTCAATAGCTTTCAGATAATCAATTTGCCGCTGAATGTAAAGATCGGTTTCTTTCCCGCCGGATGCAAGCCAATCAGAGATTCTACTTTTTACATCCTGTAAAACCGATATAGGAATCAGTCTAGTATTAATGGTATTCAGTACTTTAATCATTAGCTTTCATCTCCTCCAACTTCTTTTTAGCTTCTTCACGAGAAAAATAAACCTTTGCTTCTTGCTTCTTTTCTAAAACTCCGTTAATAATTTGTAAATGAAAGCCTTTTTTATCAATATGAAAAGCATCCACTTTGTGTTCTACGATTCTAAGAGGTTTTCCTACAATATCATACATTGTATCTTCAACCTTACACGGCAGCCTCACAAGCAAGCCCTGTTCTTCTAAGCCTTTGTAAGATTTCAGTTCTTCTAACAGCTCTGCGACATCTTTCAACCAATACAATTCTCCATCTTCGTAGCAAGTCCCATACGTTTTCTGGTGGTATGGGCATCCAACTGCATCCCTTCCACTAATCCAATCTTTTAAGTTCTCGCCAGTTCCACAGACAATGCGTTTATATTTATCGTCTTTCATGTGCTTAAAATTCTCGTGATCCTTATAGCAGTCGCCTTCTGTATCTTGACTGGCAACACATCTAAGTGCTTTTATCATATCGTCAATTGTTAATCTCTCCATCTACTTCGCCTCTTCCAATTGACTTTCTACTGTATTTGCAAGTAATAACATTGATTCAATAACTTTATCTGTTAGTGACATTCTGTCTTTGTTATTCGCAAAATACTTAACGTGGGCCATTGCTTCCTCTAGCTTTTTTTCACATGTAACAATTTCAGATGCTTCATACATTTTTCGTTCATCACTGCTGTATGTTACTATTCTTTCATCATGAAAATTTAACATATTTGGAAGCGGAATATCGATTGCGTTTAAATGTTTTCCTCTTGCCCACCTAAATCCCTGTAATTTTGCTATTCTTAAAACTTTAGAATACTCTTCCTGTGTTCTTACAAATACGCTTTTTCCTGTTAAATCAATCATCAGAATTTCCTCCTGTAATCTCATCAATACACTGATTCCAGCCCTCCGCAAAGCCAGCATCAGACGTATTGGCTGGATAATCTCCATTGTCTTTTTCTGGCAAATCCATAAGCGGACACCAGTCTGGTCTTGATTTACTTTCACAATCATAATGTTCTTCTGTCATCAGAATTACATCGCAATCTAAACAGTCAGCTAATTCACACAAACCCTCATATTCAAGAGCGCTACAGTATGCAGTTCCGAACGGGCAAACATAGCAATTCTCTGGTGTTTCCATCACTAATACTGATTTACTCATGATTCCTCCTCAAGGCAACAATACACTATTGGATTGCTAGTATCACAATCACAATTGTTATAATCAATGTCTTCCAATGCTTTACTTTTTGCTATTTCTATGGCCTCTTCCTTTGTTTCAGCTATA